CGGTCTCACCTAATTTTGTTATGCCTTTTGCTATTGCCTCAACAGGTCCAGCAAGGAACGCTGTAAGGGGATTGCTCCTCAAGTTATTGGCAATGCCTTGAACTTTATTTGCTACTAACTTAGCAATAGAATTCAGCCAATCGCCAACTTGTTGCAGTAATTGTCCTAGAAGTTGTGGGATAAAAGCAAGAGCCTTGCCGACACCCTCGGCAAAATTATTAAACAAATCAAGAGCGCCTTCTAAAACCCTGCGGTTGCCTTCCAAGAAGTTATACAAAGCGCCTACTACTTTGGCTAGGAAACCACTTACCTTTTCAACTAAGGTGAAATAAACGCTGGCAATAAAGTTAATAACCTTGGCTATACCTTTACCAATAAATGAGTTGGCATCAAGTAGGTCGCCTAGGAAACTGATAAAGGTACCAATGTATTTGAAGATACCTCCAAAGACTGTGGCGAAAGCGTCAATTAAGAAGTCAAGAACTCCTGCTATCAACTTGCCTACTAGAGCGTTTGTATCAAGAAGATTGCCAAGGAACTCAATAAACATTCCTATGTATTTGATAATTCCGCCAATTACGGTAGCAAAGGATTTCCATAAGAAGTCAAGAACCATTCCAATAATCTTGCCAACTAAGCCATGAGTATCAAGCAACATCCCTAGACCCTCTAGGAAGAAGCCAATGAACTTAAGGATGCCACCGACTACTACTGCAAAGGCTTTGAACACAAAGTTGAGAACTGCTCGAACTACCTTGCCAAAGGCTGTCTGTCCGCTAGTTACATATTTAAGAGCCTTAAGGAACATCATCAATGCCTTGACCACGCCAATAACAACTGTCAAGGTTGTTGTATAGATAAATTGAAATACTTTGATAAGTGTTTGCCCAAAGGATGTCGTAGGAGAAATAGCCATTCCAAAGGCAATTAAAAGATTACCAAGTCCAGTTAGAATAAAAGATAGAGCGGTGCCTACGGCTGTGGCAACCTTATTGAAAGCATCGGTAACAACATTTCGGAAGGTTTCGCTATTTTGCCATGCTATAACAAAAGCCGCTATAAGAGCCGCGATAGCGGCGACATATAAAAAGGTAGTGCTTCTTAAAATTACTAAAGACCTATTCAAAAGGTCTACTGCTCTCTTCTTCAAATCAGTTGCTTTGCCAGCCAATGTTTGTGAAATTTTGTAGGCAATTAGACCAGCGGTAACAGCCGCTAAAACACCAACTAAAACCTGAAGGACAATTTTATTATTTCGAAAAAACCCAGTAACTTTTTCAATAATACTAGCAACGCCGTTAATTGCTTTAGCAAAAACCATGACGGCTCCGCTTAGAACTTTGCCAAAGACGGCGCCAACATTTTTGGCTACATCTAAAAGGGGGCTAAGAGCCTTTAATAATCTGCCAAACGCGGTTTGAACTTGCGTTGAGGTTGCCGCCATAGCAATGAAACCAACGGCAACTGGGTTAAGCATTTTGAGAAGATTGCCAAAAATAGGAATGGTGCCAAAGATATTTTTACCCGCCATGGTTGCAAAGGCGGTTCCAAACCCTGCTACAACTGGTAGAAGCATTTCAAATTTACCAGCAAGGTCCTCTACTTTAGTGCCAGTCAAATCCATACCGTCAATAAACTCTGTAAATTTATCCACAACAGTAGAAATAGGGGTTGTAAGTTTTACTAATACTTTTCCAATAGCCTCAACTATTTTTTCTAATTTTCCGCCTGAGCCAACGGCTCTAACGATTGCCGCTTGAAAACCGTATGCTGATTTAATAATTGGACCAAAGCCTTTGAGAAGCGCCGCGCCCATAGTTACTTGTAACTCTTTATTTAGTTGGCTAAATTCTTCGACTAATTTTGCTGGTGATTGTAAAGACAAAGCAAAGGCACCCGCCGCTTTAGTTCCTTCTTGAAGTACAAGATTCATGACCGCTTGACGGCGTTCGCCCATAGTTAAATCTTTAGCCGCTTTTCCGATTGAACTTGCATAGCGTCCATAGGCTGTACCCGCGTCTGTTGTAATACCTACTTGACGCAAAATTCTTGTGTTACCAGTTGTTATAGCCATGGTTAAAGAACTAAGTGCTTCTTCACCACTCATTGAAGATGCTACGGATAAATCTTGAGCAACCCGAGCAATATCAGCAGACTTTGATAAATCTATATTTGATTGAGCAAACTTCAATGTTGTCTTTTGAGCCTGAGCCGCTTGGATGCCGACTGTTCGCATCGAATCAGATGCTTGCTTTAATGCCTCATAACCTTTACCGCTAGATGCTCCGACTGCTTCTAACGCTAAATCTAAACGCTCAACCTCTGCGGCCGCTTTGAAAGATTTCATTCCAAAAGCAATAAGTCCAGCGATTGCCGCACCTGAGGCAACGCCAATCGCTGTTAATGAACTTTGTAATTTAGAGGAAGCCTGTTGGAATTGATTAGCCGATTTAACGGCTCTATCCATTCCTTGAGTGAACTGGGCTGAGTCCGCCGATAATCGAGCGCGGACTTCCATGGTTGGTGATTCAGCCATTTATCTCCTCGCCTTTGCTCTTCTCTCGGCTTTCTCGCGTTCTTTTTCTTTGAGAAGATAGAGCGCGTTCCACTCAGTTAATTCCATACTGCTAAGTGGGCGGTGGGCTTGGCTTCCGTAAAGAAGTTCACCCACCGTCCTACCTAACTTTTCTGCTAGTTCGAAAAGAAACCGTCTCTCAGGATTCTTTAGGAAATCGCGCCTGTGACTCGTCTACCGCCTTATCTCCAAGACCTGAACTGCCAAGAGCCTTTGTTGCCAAACGCTCGATGACTGCGCCATTCTTTGAAAGGATGGCTTCACGGTCTTTTTCTGTAAAGACTGGTAGACCCGTTTCAGGGTCAAACACGGTTGCGATAACAGTCTTTGCGTACATATTAGAAACATCCACTTTATCTGCCGAGGTTGCCCCTTCAGTAAGTGTTGCTCGTTGCGCCGCTGTCATTGAACGAATCTCGACAGTTACTTTCCATTCAGGAACTTCAAGTAACTCTTTCGTAATATCATCGGCTTCAAATATCTTTCCGCGTAAATCTGTCATTTCTTTTCTCCTTGGGACACTAGATTGATTGGTCACGATAATTTATTAAGTTTTTTTAATTCAGTTTTTGTTATGCGTAAGTACCACGGGTTACGGCACCTGTTACTTGGAACTCTGCTGAGTAAGAGACGACATCTCCGATAGCACCGCTCTTCTCATAAGAAGTTAGTAGGCACTCTCCTGTGTACTTGACAAAGGTGCTTGTTGAACCTTCAGGACCGTACTCGAATGAAACTGAAGTCGCTTGACCTAGAATTCCAGCCAAGTGAGCATCAACTGTCGCATCAAAATTGCCTGATACTGAAATTGTTGAGTCTGTTAGCCCGACTACATAAGACTTGGCTGATGAACCAAAAGCGCTGGTCTCGGCTGTGTCTACTGATTGGGGGAATGAGACATCGGTAAGGGTGTTGCTAATATCGGTAAGAGTGCCACCTGAGTTATCTACTTTGAATACGGTGGATTTACCATGACGAAATGTAGGCATTGTTTGTTTTACCTCCTAGTAAAAGCCACCACAGGGGTAGCCGAGCCTGTTGAACCTGCGACTGTAAAATTAACTCGTAGGTATCTATTAACTGTTGTGTTAGCCGCAACTTCGATTCTTTCTGAAGTTTTGGTTGTGCTTGAGACCACGGTAAAAGTAACCAAGTCAGCAAAAGTTGAATCGTCTGCTGAGTGTTGGATTTTTACTGTGATATTTCCATTGCGTGTGTTTACTGGAACTGACAAGAATCCTGCTCCACCATTAGTGGTTGAGGCTCCGTTGTCTACGCTCGTTCCATTTCCAGTCGCGGTTACAGTTGAACCTGAAGAAAGAATCTTTCCGTGTTCTACTGCATCTGTTGATTGGAATTCTGCGCTTGCTTGGACAATATCTGCGATGGCACTTGAGACCTCGTAGGATGTATCGTCCGCTTGTAACATAATTGCACCTGCGCCATTTGAATGACCTTCAGGAGCAACAATTACTAAAGCCTTGGTTGCATTACCAAGAGCATTGTCAAAAAATTCATCTGTACCTGTTGAGGCAGTTCCTTCGAACATACCCCCTAGGGATACAGTTCCATCTCGGTGACCGACTACATAAGTCTTGGCACTCGTTCCAAAAGCGCTTGTCTCAGCGGTATCAATACTTGTTGATGCGCTGACATTATTAAAGTAGGTAGAAAAATCAAACTCATCAATAAAGACATTGACATTTTTACCATGGCGAAAAGTTGGCATTATTTCTCCTCAACTGGGCGTTGGTGTGGGGTGCCGTCTTGGACAAAACCATCGCCATCAATATCTATGGCGTCAGCATCAAAACCATCTTCAACGATAGGTTTTTCAACCTTCTCGACTACTGGCTCGACTTTAGGTTCTTCTTTTACTGGCTCTGTGATTTTTGTTGCTGGCTTGTCGGCATCTTCGATAATGCCTGATTCCAAAAGCCATTTGACCGAGGTTGCTGGTAAATCTTCAACAACCTTTCCAGCCTCGACGCGTTTGTTAGGTGGGTAATCGATACCCGATAAGACTCGATAACGAGCCATTCAAACCTCCTCCGTGACGGCACATAGAAAACCCGAGTGACCGTCAGGTCACTCGGGACACGGAAGAGACGAAAAACTCAGGCGACTAAGCGCACATTGGATTCAGTATAGCGTATGAGTTATTTAACGATTTGGCAGTTGTCAGGTGTAAACACCTTTTCAACTGGAACCACTACTGGAAATAATGTCCAGCCTTTGCCACCAAGAATTACCTTGGATTTGGCTTGAACTGTTATTTTTTCATAACCCTTGTTTTTAATAGCCCTGTCACCAGTTCCTACGAACTCGATGATTTTGCCATTTAGTTTATTGGCTTCCTCAAAACTTTCAAAGATTGCATAACACCAGCCAAACTTGGTATCAATATCTTTGTAAGGAACTAACTTGCCGTCCTTGGCTAAGGCTTGGTAACTACTAATAAAATTATTTTCGGCTAATTGCGCCCAAGCAAGGTATTCGCTTTCTTGTCTGCCTAAAGCCCATTGAGATAAAGCGCCGTCTGTATCAGAGCGCTCCCATGATTCATTGAGTCTTTGTCTAGCATCTTTGGCTAGTTCACGATATTTTTCAGCATCTAAAACACTCATCTTGTCCTCCTCTCAGAACAAATCAAGTATATCATTACTGGGGTTGGTTATCCAACCTTTGCTGATTCAGTAATTGCTTTCAATACCTCAATTGGTAATTCCTCAATCCTTGT